AGCTGGAGCTTAACGCCACCCAGCATGGCGTCAGTGAGGTTTACAGGTTCCACGCCGGCACCAGCCTGAACAGCAACGGTGAACTGGTGTGGGCTGGCCAGAGCTACATGCGGTTCCCGATCGAGGCCGAGGGCTTCGAGTATTCCGGCAACGGCCAGTTGCCACGGCCTAAGGTGAGGGTGAGCAACATCATGGGCACCATCACGGCGCTGCTGCTCAGCTTGCCGGACGGGTTGGAGGGTGCGAAGTTCACCAGGATCCGGACGCTGGCCAGGTATCTGGATGCGGTGAATTTTCCTGGTGGTGTCAATCCTCTGGGCTCGCCAGACCCGACGGCCGAGTTTCCGCGTGAGGTGTTCTACATCGACCGGAAGGTGGTTGAAACCCGCGACGTAGTGGAGTTCGAGGCGTGCGCAGCGTTTGATCTCGCTGGGATCCGTGCGCCGAAGCGTCAGTGCATCGCCAATATCTGCCAGTGGGTTTACAGGTCCGCTGAGTGCGGATACACGGGTGGACTGCCCACCTGTGACAAGACGCTGGATGCGTGCAAGGCGCACTTTGGCGCCTACGCCGAGCTGCCATTCGGATCATTCCCAGGCATCGGAACCTACACCGTCTGATCATGACCGACTGGCGCACCGCTGCACTCGACCACGCCAAAGCTGAAGACCCCCGCGAGGCGTGTGGTCTGGTGGTGGTGGTGAAAGGCCGAGAGCGGTACTGGCCCTGTCAGAACCTTTGCACCGGTGCTGATCAGTTCATCCTCAACCCAGACGACTACGCCGCTGCAGAGGATGCCGGCGAGATTGTCGCGGTGTTCCACAGCCACCCGGTGACACCACCAGAGCCCAGCGGGCCTGATCTGGTGGCGTGTGAGCACTCAGGCCTGCCCTGGCACATCGTCAACCCCAAGACCGAGCAGTGGGGCGGGTGTGAGCCATCGGGCTACCAGGCGCCGCTGATCGGGCGCATCTGGGCGTGGGGCATCACTGACTGCTGGACACTGGCGCGTGACTGGTACGCGGAGCACGGCCTGCAGTTGCCGGACTGGGAGCGGCCATTAACGCCTGAGGCATTCGAGGCGGCACCGATGTTTGACGGCTGCTGGAAAGATGCTGGGTTTGAAGAGCTGGCAGAGGAAGACGAACTACAGGTAGGTGACTTCCTATTGATGAACATCAGTGGCAGCGGCCTGAATCATTGCGGGGTGTATATCGGCGATCAGCTGCTGCTGCATCACATCCGTGGCCGACTGAGCAGCCGTGACCTATACGGCGGCTGGCTCCAGAAATGCACAGGCCGGAGACTCCGCCATCCTGATTTCCATAGCCTGTAGGGAGGCTGATATGGATCATGCTGCGCGAGATCCGGGTATATGGACGGCTGGCAAAGTTCCTCGGCCGGCGTGTATTTCGCGCTGAGGTAGCCAGTGCAGCTGAGGCGGTGCGGTTTCTGGTGGCGAACTTTCCCCAGCTGGAGAAACACATGGCTGATCAGCACTATCGGGTGAGCGTCGGCGGCTATGACTTGAGCCTGGAGGAGCTGCAGGACCCGGCGGGCCAGCAGCAGATCAAGATTGTTCCTGTACTGGCTGGTGCTGGTGCGGTGGGGCGGATCATCGCTGGGGTGGCGCTGCTAGCGGTTGGCCTGTTTGTGCCGGGTATTGGTGCCCTCGGCGTGCAGTTGTTGGTCGGCGTCGGCGCATCCCTAGTGCTCGGTGGCGTCGCTCAGCTGCTGACGCCTGTTCCAACAGTGCCGCAGGGCAGCGATAGCGAACAAGACCCGCGAAAGTCCTACAGCTTCTCAGGCGTGCAGCAAACGTCACGGCAGGGCACGCCGGTCCCAATTTGCTATGGAGAAGTCCTCGTGGGATCTGTCGTGATCTCGTCTGGCATCGACACGGTGCAGATCTGATGGCACGAATTGCCGGTGCAGGTGGTGGAGGCGGAAGTAGTAGCAAAGGTGGGGGCAGTAGTGCCGGGCCACGCCAGCCAACACAAACTCCTGACAGTCTTAATAGCACGCAGTATGCGACGCTGCTTGATCTAATTAGTGAAGGCGAAATCGAAGGACTGAAGAACGGATACCAGTCAGTCTTTATTGGCAATACGCCTCTGCAGAATCCTGATGGCTCCTATAACTTTCAAGAAGTCTGGATAGATCTGCGCTACGGAACACAAGATCAATCATATATCCCGATCGCGGCTGACGTTGAAGACGAAAAGCCAGTTGGCGTAGCGGTTCAGTATGCAACGCCTATCACTAAAACCATTACAGACACTGCTGTAAATGCAGTGCGAGTAACCATCACAGTACCGCAGCTGCAGTCTGCATCTATCAATGGCGACACCGATGGCTCACAAGTCGGGGTTCAGATCTTTGTTCAGTACAACGGAGGCGGATATACGGAATGGATTAGGGATGTCATGGATGGTCGCACTGGTGACGCATATCAGCGCGACTACCTGATAAATTTATCTGGCCCTTTTCCTGTTGATATTCGGGTCGCAAGAGACAGACCTGACAATACTAATGTTAACCATCAAAACTCATTCAACTGGACTAGTTACACCGAAATAATCTATGCCAAACTTCGATACCCCAATAGCGCGTTGGTTGCTCTGCGAATCAACGCAGAGCAGTTCTCCAGCATCCCATCACGGTCGTATCTGATCCGTGGCATCAAGGTTTGCATTCCTAGCAATGCGACGGTTGATCAGAGCAATGGGCGGTTGATCTATTCGGGCATCTGGAATGGCACGTTTGGCGCGGCGCAATGGTGCTCGGATCCAGTGTGGATCCTGTGGAACCTGCTAACCAGCACCCGCTATGGGTTCGGCGATCACATCCAGGCATCGCAGCTCGACCGCTGGGCCTTCTATGCCGCCAGCCAGTACGCCTCGGCGCTGGTGCCTGACGGCTTCGGCGGCTGGGAGCCCCGCTTCTCCTGCAACGTCAACATTCAGACCGCCGAGGAAGCGTACAAGCTCATCAATGACATGTGCTCGGTGTTCCGGGTCATGCCGTATTGGGCGACTGGCGCTCTGACGATCAGCCAGGACCGGCCCGCTGATCCGGCGTACCTGTTCACGCTGGCGAACGTCTCAGGGGAAGGCTTCAGCTACCAAGGCAGCAGCCGCAAGACACGGCCCACGGTGGCGGTGGTGTCATACATGGACCTTGCCACGCGAGACATCGCCTACGAGGTGGTGGAGGATCAAGCCGCCATTGCCAAGTATGGCGTCGTCACCACGCAGATCAGCGCGTTTGCCTGTAACTCACGCGGCCAGGCGCACCGCCTCGGTGAGTGGCTGCTGTACTCCGAACACTATGAGTCTGAGGTGGTCAGCTTCACCGCCTCGATTGATGCGGGTGTGGTGGTGCGCCCTGGCCAGATTATCGAGATCAGTGACCCGGTGCGGGCGGGCTCGCGGCGTGGTGGACGGATCAGCGCTGCTACAGCCAGTGCAATCACCCTGGATGATGCCACAGGCCTGACGGCAGCCGGCGCGACGCTCTCGGTAGTCCTGCCTGATGGCACTGTTCAGAGCCGTGCTGTTGCGACCATCAACGGCAACGTGGTGAATCTGGCCACGCCCCTGAGTGCAGCACCGAATCAGAACAGCATCTGGATTCACCAGACCAGCACACTGCAGACCTCTACCTGGCGAGTGCTCAGCGTCACAGAGCAAGACGGCGCCAAATATGCCATTAGCGCATTGGCGTACAACGCATCCAAATACGCCTACATCGAGCGCGGTGCAGCGCTGCAGCCGAGGGACGTTACAGACCTGAATGTGATTCCTGCAGCACCCATCAACCTGCAGGCGGTTGAGACGCTCTATGAGGCCAATGGCCGTGCGCTGGCCAAGTTGATCATCAGCTGGCGGCCGGTGGTCGGCGTGAGCGAATACCGGATCCGCTGGCGACCGCAGAACGGGAACTGGACAACCAGCACTCAGGCGCGGCCCGACTACGAGATCTTCGACACCACTGCTGGACTGTATGAGGTTCAGGTCTACAGCGTGAGCGCTGGGCTGCGGCAATCGGTGCAGCCAGCCCGGCTGACGGTGCAAGCCTTTGGCAAGACTGCACCGCCGGCCAGCGTCACTGGTGTGAGCCTGATCCCGATTGACGGGGCCAGTGCCATCCTGAGTTGGGAGCGGAGCACTGAGCTCGACGTGGTGCTGGGCGGCAAAGTGTTGATCCGCCATAACGTCGCCATGGTCGGCGCTACCTGGGAGGAGAGCCAGGAGATTGTGGCGGCTGCAGCTGGTGGCCAAACACAGAAACAGGTGCCGTTGCTTGATGGCACGTACCTGTTGAAGTTCGAGGATGACAGCGGCAACCGCTCCGCAGTAGCGAATGCTGTGGTGGTGGACCTGCCCACGCCACAGCCGCGTCTGCTGGTGCAGTCCTACCGGGAGGATCAGGAATCTCCGCCATTCTCTGGCAACCCGATCGACATGCTGTATAACGCCGAGCTGGATGGCTTGGTGATCAGCACTGGTGTGGCCGTTGATTCAATGGCAACAGATGGTAACTGGGATGCGCTCGGCACCATTGATGGTGTCGGCGGTGTGCTGCCTTCTGGTGAGTATGAGTTCGGCAGCACCCTGGACCTTGGCGGGGTGTTTGACCTGAACATGACCCGGTACTTTGTTACCAGGCCATACCTGCCAGGGAACTTGTGGGATGACAAGCTGGGTGATATTGACGACTGGCCGGAAATTGACGACAGCAACATCGACGGCGTGAACGCTCAGCTGTATGTGCGCACTACAGAGGACGATCCAGCTGTAGCGCCATCGTGGAGTGGATGGCGTGAGTTCAGTAATGCCATCACGCGCGGCCGTGGGTTTCAGTTCAAGGTTGTGGCGACCAGTTCTGACCCAGCGCAGAACATCATTATCGACGAGCTGGGCTGCCAGCTAGAGCTGCAGCAGCGTACGGAGCAATCAGCCACGCTGACCAGTGGTGCGGCAACTTATACGGTGACATTCATAGACTCGTTTTACCAGGCCCCAAGTGTTGGGGTAACAGGGTACGACATGGCCACTGGCGACTATTTCACCATCGCAGCCGTAACGCGGACCGGGTTCCAGGTGACCTTCAGGAATAGCGCGGGCACTGCTGTGAATCGCCAGTTCGCTTATACCGCGATCGGCTACGGCCGGGAGATCTGACGATGGCCCAAGCTGATCTCGTTGTTGCTAATCA